ACCTCAGCTACTTGACGCTCATCAGCACCGAATACAGGTAGAGTACGAAACTGTACTGATCTAGTCATCGATTACCCTGCGTAGCTATTTCAATCTCACAACCGACAATAGTTTCCCAATTGGCATTAGTCGGAGATACCTTAATACGATGGTAATTACCGTTAGCTCTCAATGGCACTCGGTTATCTGAGTCCGGTGTCGCTGTCGTTCCGAATTCAACGCTATCTGACAATAGTTTTCTACTAGCAACTGCGACTGACGCTGTTCCATTATCAACAATAGGTTTTGCCAATGTAATAATAGAACGTCCAATATCTATATCTCCAGATGTAACGTAAGCAGATAAGTATGCACCAGAGAAAACCACGATCTTCTGGTTCCTAACACCAACGAATATAAGCTGACCACCAGCCCAAGTACGTGAATCTAACGGAATATCTAAGGTATCTAGGTTATTGTTATAGTTATCTATTTGCTCAAGGGTGGCACTAGGTGTCAGACCATACGCTAGGTAATTCGTATCCGTTAAACCGTAGCTCCACTTGTTTAAATCAATGGAGTAATACAGCAAGAATCGCTTACCGAAGTTATTCTTAAAGTTCCAGATGACTAATTTCTTTACCGGATCAATCGTTGCACTCATACCAGTCTGAACTTCGCTCAAACTGACGTTATTAAAAAACCAACGATTAACTTTTTCTAGTCCAATGTTCTTAACTGACTTACCATCGCAGACATAGAAGCCATCATCAGCCAAAAAGTACGTTAAACCACCAAATTGAGTGATAGAACCGTTAGACATACAGCCTAACGTCCTAGAAATAGCGTCAAATTGGAAGAAATACGGACTTCCTGAGTACGTCATGCGGTAAATAGCACGTTCTAAGAAAATTAGACCGTATTCACCACCCGCTATTCCAGTAATATCACCGCCATCAGGCATAACTTGGAAGTCAGATTGAGATGCAGCACCAGGAGTCCAGTCAGTCTCATCATTAATATCAGACCAATAGACCTTGTTCTCCTCACCACCTACGTTAGCAGCTACAACAAAGTCACGAACTACCGTTACATACTTAGCCGTAGGAGCGTCAGCAGATAAATCCTCAAAATACGTCGATGAACCTAGATCATAAGCCTGTAACTTATCAGCACCATTGGCTAAGATCATCTTAGAGCCAAACTGAGTAGCATCCCATGCCTCAACAGCCGTATAACCTGTAGTCGTTAGCGCATCTAAACTAGCATCGCTAGAGTCAAACTTATAAATCTGTGTAGCACCAGCAGCAAATAACGTAGATGCACCTGAGAATTTACCTGCAAACGTAATAAGTAAATTCTGACCTGCATCTTGAGAGTAATCTACCGCAGCACGTAACGGAGCATAACCGTTAGTAACTGGATAACAATTATAAGCATCCATTACCGCACCAGTAACGCTAGGCTGATCTGGCAACCACTCACCGAAAATAACTTTTTGTTTTGCCATTACTGTCTTGACCAAGTAGTTGATTCAGGAGTTACCGCAGTCCATTGATAACCAATAACGTCACCAATAGCACCCACAGTAGCGTTACCTGTTACAGCAGCAGAACTAGCAAATATAGAACTGCCATTTGCCGTAACTGTAGCTATACCATTAATAGAAGCAGCACCGACAGTCACAAACGTAGCATTAGCCGTTACCGTAGCAGTTCCAGTAACACTAGCTCGTACCGCAGGAGATGAATCACCTACAGCCGTTACAGTAGCCGTACCTGTAATGCTTGCTATACCGCCATATATCGCTAATCCTGATGCAGATACCGTAGCAGTACCGATAACAGATGCAGAAATACCTTCGTTCTCAGCATAGCCAGAATCCCAATAGCCAGCCGTAACGTATAGATCAGGAGAACTTAGGTCATCTTCACCGTAGCCCTGAAGCCAATAATCGAAATCGACATAATTGTTAGCCATTTACCTCTACCCAAGTCTGAGTTTCCTCGTTCCATGAGTACATCTTCCCATCAGTAGGCATGGCTGTTGGAGCTTGCCATACAATATTAGAATCTAATGTCCAACTTGAAAACGGCTGCGGAGGAACAAATGCATCAATGTCTGAACGGTAGGTATAACCTATGCCAGCATAGTTTCCACGATAAGGAGTCCCGCCATTACTATGAACATTACCTACTGTGTTATAGCTAGTTCGCTTGCATAACTGACCGCGAAAATCTCCATAATATTGTTCCCAATCAATACCATCTTCGCCTTCGTTTTTACCAACGATGACCTCAGTAACAATATTGTTTTCATCAAGAAATGCGTAATGAGCCATTATTATTTCCTAATTAAAATGTAATGGTGTCTGAACCAGCCGTGAATCTATAAACCCTGTAACCAGAACGTGTCGGCTGCGTATAGGTTAATCCACCACCAATAGTCAACGCAGGGAACGTATCAGGGTAAGCAATAATAACAACGCCAGAACCACCGTTCCATCCAGAACTTGCGGCATTTCTTGTTCTTGATCCACCACCGCCACCGCCTAAATTTGCTGGAGCGTCTGCACTTACTGTATCTGACCAATAGGCTTGCCCACCGGCAGCGTAAGTCGTAGGTGTGCCAGTAATTGATGAAGATTTTCCAGCTCCACCTAATGGTCCGAATGGAGAGACATTACCTGTGTCATAACCTGACGCATTATTACCAGAACCGCCAGCACCGCCGCCACTACCGCCAGACCAACCTGCTGTAAATGACGCAGTACCGCCAGCATTACCTTGCCCAGATGTTGCAGTACCGCCAGACACAACAGTTGCATTAGCATTATTTGAAGCCCCGCCACCCGAACCTCCATTACCACCAGCATTATAAGTTCCAGCGCCATAACCTCCACCATCTGCTGTATAGCCAGTAAGTACAGAATTTGCACCAGCACTAGCATTACCACTTGTTTGCGTTCCGGGCGCACCGCCAGCACCAATGGTAACGGTATACGAACCAGTAGCTCCAACTATAGTGCCTTCTAAATACCCACCTGCTCCACCGCCACCGCCAGAACCACCGCCGCCGCCAGCAATAACAAGATATTCAGCTGTTAAAACTCCAGCCCCACCCATTGCTTGCATCAATTTAGTAAAAGCAAACATATTTACCTCTTATGGTGTGTAACCTTGAGCGATCGAGCCGTACCAATTAGTACCGTCAGCAACAAACGTCAGAATATCCATCTTGCCAGCAGTCGCACTAATCGTAGGCGCACCAGCAGTACCCCATTTAACACCAGTAAATGTCGCAGTACCATTACCAGTTGATGCGGCTTGCTTTAACAATAGGATGAATGATTTACCAGCCGTAGCAGTAGGCATCGTAAATGTACAAGCTGTAGAAGCCGTTAAAGTAGCTGTCTGAACTGTACCGTTAGTCAGAGAAAGAGTATTAGTCGTAGTAACTGTACCGATAGCCACAACCGATTCAACATAGTTAGTGATTGTCGGATTATTGACAGTAGGAGATGTGCCAAATACAAGTGATCCTGAGCCAGTCTCATCAGTTACAGCAGACGCTAAGTTAGCCGACGATGGAGTACCTAAAAACGTAGCTACACCAGTACCTAGACCGCTAACACCAGTAGAAATAGGCAGACCAGTAGCATTAGTCAGAGTAGCTGATGCCGGAGTACCTAACGCACCACCAGACTGGTATTTGTCCGTATTAAGATTAGTGAAGTTATTATCAACTTCGGTATAACTAAGTGCCGAGCCTTTGCCAGCACGAGTAACGATAGTAGACATAATTTACCTCACGCTAAAGTGACTGATAGATTAGTCGATGTTATCTTAAATATATCACCGTTACTAATAGTCTTACTTGTATCTAATGCTGTGTGATACAGAAGATTGCCGCTAGTAACCGCATCACGAATACCAACATAAGTAATTGTTCCCCAATCAGCCGTAGCTTGTGGGAATTCAATCGCTGAACTGTTAGAAGTCGCACCACCTGAAGGTGAGCTAAATGTGATTGCCTGACGAACATAAGAACCACCAGTAATCTCGGTTCCTGTATCCGCATCAGTCGGATCGTTAGTATATAAAGCTAAATAAGTAGTAGTCGGCGCGGTATAGGTAGAACCACGCAGAGTGCCGTTAATTAGAGCATTTTCCAAATAGTTGGACATTTCAGCCATGATTTACCTCACTGACATAGACATAGGTTGACCGCCGTATTCACCAT